GAGAAGGATCTGACGGCAGTAAAACTCTTTCATCCAAACGCGAACCACTTCGCGAGCAGCTTTTATTTGGTCGTAGACAGTTTTCTGTGCGTCAAGCTTTCCTTTCAGTCGGACGGCATTTCGGATTTGGTCGATTTGGACTTGTTCCGAATAGGATTGCATTGCTTCTTCGTTGCCTTCCAATTCGTCGTCACCGGTAACGCCATCGCCGGAGAGGCGAGCCACGAGACCGAAAGTCTCAACATCGCCCTTGTTTTTGCCAAGATTACGAGATACTTGGACGACATTGTTCGAGTCGTCGCCCATGAACTTCATAACACTTTGTACATCACGCATCACATCGTCGAGAAGATCCTTGGACCAGAGTTCTTGACGAAGCGCGTCAATGCTTATTGAATTGGCCATTTACGGCCTCCTGTGAGTTTAACCCCGCAGGATCTTGGCGTATCTTTCTGGGTACTTTTCCTTAAAGGCTGATCTCTTTTCGAAGGTCATTTCATTTAACTCTTTCAGACCGATTTCATCGACAGATACCACCCTCTTACTACCGCTACCCGGAAGAGATGCGCTTGAAGACCTACGTTGGGTATTGGCTTCAATGCGCTTCATTTGTTCGGGTGTGAGGTTCCCGTTATCCTTTTTCGGGTCGGTTGGTTGCTTCCCGTCTGTTTCTTCGGCCTTTGCCGTCTTGCCCTTGTCGGGATGGAAACTCCCGATCTTGTAGGCAATGCGTGCTGCGTTAAATGAATTGAGTCCAAGCTTGTCAGCGTTGGTCGCCTTATGTTTCATCTGTTGGAATAGTTCCAGGATCTCTTCTCTGTCGCCTTCGTCCTGAACCAATCCATCGAGATTAGTAATAACTTCCTTTGCTAACTTTACCGTTTCGTCAAAGTCAGGATAGATTGCTCTTGCGTAATCTTCCTGTTCCTTTTGCGCTTCGGCAACGGCTTGTGCTCGTTTGTGCTGCTCTTCTTGAAGCCTCAGAGTCTCTTCAACTTCTTTCTCTCTCATCTCTCTCAGCATCTTCGGAGTCAAAGGTTTATCATCCGGATCGACCTCTTGTCCGTTTTCGTCTACTTCTTTCTTGACTTCAGGCTGTTTCTGCTTGGATTGTTCAACGAGAGCCTCTAGCTCCCTAATCCTTGCTTCCGCTGCCTGTCGTGCGCGTCTTTCACTTTTCATCCTCATGTAAGTACCGTGTTGAGGCGTACCCGGCCCGAACGTCTCCAAGAAGACTTTCTCCTGCTCCGGCGTCATCGAGAAATCTGGGATGGTAGACTTCTTGACTTCCGGTTTCTTCTCTTCTTCCTTCTTGACCTCGACTTTCGGTTCCTCTTTCTTCTTTTCTTCCGGCTTTTGAATCATGCCGCGCTTCTCGGCTGCTTCCAACTCCGAAGCACTCCAGCCCTTACTCTTTAAGTCTTCGCGAGTAGGAACTTCTGGTGCTTTCGGTATCTCGGTTGCCGCTTCCGGTTCTAACTCAATGACTGCTTTTTCTGGCTCGTCCATGGACGTTTTACTCCTAGTTTAGTGAGAGTTGGACTAAATTGATATCCAACATCTTTCGACATTTTCGCTTCATACATCTCGAATTCCCGCAGTTGAACATCTCCATGATGCAATCGATTACCGAATGGCATCGCATCGCATTAATTCGTTTCAACGCTTCTTGTTGATCCACATTCCCTTCCCGTGGTTACCGGCTCTGTACCAAGTTTGATCTTTGGTCGCGTCGGCAATAACGACAGTACCATCAGGAGCCTCGAAGTAAGCCTGACCGACAGACAAAGGCTCAAGTTTCGGCTTCTCAGGCTTCGGGAGTTCCGGAATGATTATGTTCCCTGCCGGATTCTCGGTCTCCTCTGGAATTGGCGGTGCTTTCGGAGTTTCTACCAGTACCGGCGCGGCTTCTTCTTTGGCTTCATCGATGATGGCCTCCTTCACTTCTTCTTTCTTCTTGTTCGGTATACCTCGTGGCATTTTGTCTCCTTATTTCGCAGGAACCGGCACTCTCTGTGCCATCGCCTGCGCTTGTTGTATCGAAGAAATGATTCGGTTCTTCGTTGATTGATTCAATTGACTCTCTTCAATCAAAATATCCGGCGGTATGATTCCTGGCATCGAAGTCGCGAGTTCTTTGACTTCCATGGAGTTCGCTAGTTTCATCGTCTCGGAGGCTACCGACTCTCCGACATTCACGTCGTACTTCGCCAACTCGCCACTTAAGACTTCCGCAATCGCTATCTCAGCCATCTGTTTGTCATAAGTCATTGGTTGGCCTGTCTCTGGATCAGTCATTGGAACCATGGCCGGTTGTCCGGTGTTTGGGTCAACTGCCGGCAGTCCTCCTGTGCCTTCCTGTAGTACCATTGGCGGAGGGAAATTCTTAGTTAGGAACGCTTCCCCTAAGACCTTCTGCGCTGTCTCCGTGTCGTAAATCTTTCCCAACTGTGACAACAGGAATCTTCCGCAGATCTGCTTGGTTCTGCTCAAATTGTCGAATAGTTTCTGCACCATCAGTAAGCCTTGCTTCTGTCTCAAGGCTATCGCTCTTCCGGACTGACTATTGCCTTCCTGCGCAGCAAGCAAGTCAGCGTTCATTCCCAAAATCGCTTTAATTGCTTCTGCTGATTCCTCGGATATCTGCGCATGACCTTGACTCAACGACATCGGGAAGATTCTCTCTGGTTTCTGCTTACCAGACTTAAATTCCAGATTAACACCAGGCGTTGAACCGAACTTCTCAACTTTCTTTCTGTCAACCCAAGAATCTTCTTCTGACAACCATCCACCGTTCGCGGAGCTGTTCAAATACATGACCTTCAAGGTTTCCATGCTATTGTGCTTCTCTTGTACACCCTTTACTCCGTAAACGATACCTTGAACAAGTAGATGAGCATCGTCACCGGTCAGCGGAGCCGTAGAGAAGTGTGCGAAATAGGGGATGATCGGATAGCCCTTCCATTCCGGATAGAACCAGGCAACCTCATCGGCGAGGGCTTCGTCCAGTCCGCAAACGTGCGCGTAGTACCAGATCTCCGGAACCAAGCGACTGATCTTGATGAATCTCTCTGGATCCCTGTTCGTTGGCGCAGGTGGAGGAAGCATGGTCGAAGTGTCTGCTCCGCTCTGCTGGGCGACGGCGACACTCACTTGATGAGCCTGGGTTGCTTCTTGGTAAAGCTGTTGCTCTTGGACGATGCTGTTCTTGTAATCGTCAATAAATCCTAGAGCCTTCTCAGGACTTTCTGCTTCTTGGACGTTACCGGTCTGCTTGTCTCCGATGTAAGACTTCGGCACCCATTTCTTGTAGAACCTTTCGAGAAGATCGCCTCTCTCTGGCTTCGTTTCGTCGCATCCGTAGTCGCCGCCGGATCCAGAGGTTTGATAGTCTTTTGGTTGCGTATGCGTCACGTCCGACTTGTCATCGTACTGAACTGTGGATATCTTCGCCGCTTCTATCTGTTCTTGCTTATCCGGAAAGAGACTGATCAAATCATCCTTGCTGACGTCTTTTGTCAGCTTGTAAAGGTAGCGAGCATCCGAGTAATCGTACTCGCGATAACCAGGCTCCGGGAAAACGCAAGAGGAATCGAGTTTCTTCCAGCTTGCTTTTGAATTTAAGAGGCTCTCGGTATTATCTAACCAAAGTTCAAGTTCGCTCTCTCCGCAGGTAACGCCGTCTTCAAAGGATTCAGAAGCCTTATAGCCGAAGTCTGACTTCTTGATGCTGTCTTTAAACAAATAGGTAGCGATCTCTGCCTTTATCGTGTCTTCTTCGCCTTCCGGAAAAGCCTTAAAATCGCTGCGGTTCTGTCTTTCTAGACCCGTAAGCAAGAAGATATTCGGCTGGATCCGGTTGTCGGTTACGGTCTTGATCCCAGCCTCTTTGAGTTTCTGCTCCTTGTTGCTGTCCCATTGCTTGCCGAGTCTAAACAGAAAGTCGTCCTTCTGCCTCTCGATTAGCTTTGCCTTAGCTCTGTAAGCAGTCTTGAAGTCGGCCAGAGACTTCTGCGTTGTAAGCGGTTTCTCTGGCATTATTGCCCGCCCTCTTCCCAGGAACTGATGTCTTCATCGTTCATCTTCAATTTTCTTAGTTCGCCTCTTTCGTCAATTTGGTTAAAGAGTTTAAGTCTCTCCAACATACTTGCCACGTAGAACCCGATCTTCGCTTGCAAAGCCAGGCACTCCGTATTCGCAGCAGCGTAGCCGCGATCATAGGATTCTTTCTCATGTTGCTTGTATTGCGAAGGCGTGTAACATCCCGAAAGAAAGAACAGCAAAGCGAGAGTAGTTAAAGGGCCAACGATATTGATCTTTGGCTTCAAGGCTTCCTCTCTCTGCTTCTGCGCGACCTCTCTGATTTTCTGGTCGTGTTCAGCGAGCAAAGCCTTCTGGAGAATGTTGACTCTTTCTTGGAATGATTTACGAAAGAAGATGGCCGAAATGATATCCATCGGCGTATGAAGAACGGCTTCGTATGCTCTCAACCTAGTGTCAAGAAATTGAATCTGGCGATATAGAATTGCAATCTTCTCGTCTGCCGTTTGCTTCATTCTGTAAACTTCGCTATCCCTCATGATTCTCCTCCCAGGAGATCAACTCTCTTCGAAAGCTATCTTTGTCGTGCCTAATTTCATTCTCTGACATCAAAGCGATTGCGCGATTCCTTTCACCTTTCGTTATCAAGATTCCGTATCCCGTTCCTTTATCAAAGAATTCGCTTTTGAAAGAGGCATCTGGAATGACCTCTTTGACAATTTCTTCTGCCCATTCGAAGTCTTCGTGAGTGAATCCTCTCATGATTGGCATTGTAAAAAACGAAATAACTTTAGCCTCAGCCATTTTCAAGCCCTTTTCTTCTTTTCTTTGTCGGAATTGACATTCTCACGCTTGAACTCTTTTGATATCCCTGCGTTGTTGAGTGCTATCGCGATGGCTTGCGCTCGCGGTCTTCCGGAAGAAATCAGCTCTCTGATGTTGTAATTGATTGCTTTTTTGCTTTTACCAGGTTGAAGAGGCATTAGACTATCACCGGTTCAAAGTCGATTCTCGTTCTTGCTCTTTCGTATTTGTCGGGTTGCTGGGCCGGTATATCTCTTCTTCTAAAGTCGAGAGCCGTAGCCAGAGTTCTAAAAGCATCAGCAGCGTTTGAAGACCAATCGTGATAAGGTTGATTGAGGTAGGTTTTTCTTTTCTCGTCATATTGCTTTCGGTAGTTCTTTAGTGCGTTGAGTCCTTCGTGACATTTCTCTTGGTCGAACCACGTCGTTGCGAAGAGATTTCGGCAGGCGTCGATCCCTTCGTGGATAGGGAGTTTTGGTGCAACTTCAAACGAGATTCCAAGACTTCGAGCAGTATCTCGTCTGCTCTTTCCCGAAGTAAGCTCCCGAACCTCAATATCGTGGGGAGCTGTGTGTTTGCCATACACGTAAGACTTCTCCTTTATGAGTTGAATGTAATGTGGAAACCCGAATCCGGAGTTCGAATAAAAGTCGATCACCCTTGTTTCCATTCCAACGGATTGCGTGAACCAGATTGCCATGCGGTCGTTGATTCCTAAGTCCCACCAAGTATCCACCGCCAACCTTGGTTCATGCAGGACATTTCCCACTCTTCCGTCGGCGTAGGCTTTCATAATATGATCGGCGTAGTAAGCTCCGGCAATCGGAACGGTGAAGTTACACTCGTACTCTTGCTGATAAAGAGCGTCATTTCCGTAAAGTCTCACGATCTCGGTTTTTTCTTGATCAAGAGTTTCTTTTGGGATTACCAAAGTTTCCGATGCGCGATTAAGTTGACAGAACCAATCCGGACTGTTCTTCGCGAGTTCGTAAAGGTCATATCCGTGGTTCTCTCCGCGAGGAGTGTAGACAAAAAGTGCCCATCCGCCGTTCTCCGCAAGGATCGGGCGTAAGAACGCCCATGCGTTCGGATCTTGAAGTGAATATTCGGACAAGACTACCCCGACCGGATTTGTACCAACGATCGAGTCAATGTTGTCCGAGCCAACTACCTGGAATAGAGAGCCGTTCCGGTATTTGAGTTTCATCTCACTATCGTTCGGTTTTCCTTCTACGAGGGCGGATGGGAAATGATCCAGGAATTTCTTGCCGTCTTTGTCGATTCCATCCCAGAGAATCTTGCGACCTTGGTTGTAGGTTGGGAAGATGTAGTAATAAGCACCGATTCTTTCCATCATCTTCTTTGCGACGATGTTGATGCCGGTCTTATCCTTTCCGGAACGTCTATGAGCAACCCAAACGATTCTCTTCTTGCCTTCGTCCAAGGCCCGAAGGATCGGGAGTTGATAGCTTCTCGGTTCGTAGTTATGCGGAAGCGTTAGGGTTGGCAAAGTTTATGACCTTTACGGAGAGTGGACTACCATCCGGATCTGAAACGCTGAGGGCATTTGGAACAGTCTTGATCCAGACCTTAGTGTAGAAATCTGCAGGATTATCTTTCGCCCATCTTTGAAGTGCT